CAATACTTACAGCACCAAATTACTTTTCAGTAGCTTGTGCAATGTACTTGCCAAATCGTGTGTGGAACTCGTCAAAACACTTGATCTCGTCTGGATCCAACGGCAACTTGTACTGGCTCAGCGCAACTTTAGTGCCCATGATAACCAATTCAGTTTCGAAGTTATCCATAATAAATTGGAAGAAGTTGTTAACTTGATCGTTCCAATCTTTAGCCTTTTTGTCGCATGAGTCTTTCAACTCGTAGCACAATGAGATAGTCAAAGAGTACATTGCTGAGATCTCTTTAGTATCCATCTTCTTAACCTTGCCTGACAAGATGTCGCTTGGGTTTGGCATTTTGCTAGCATGTTTACGGTGTGCCATAAACTTAGCTGCCAAGCCTTCTCCAACTGAACCTGAAACCAAGTCCATCAAAGTTTCGTGTGTAGTGTCATCGTCAACTAGCAACTCACTAACAAATGACCATGAGCGTGGTGTTGCAAATGCACGGCTTGAGCTCTTTGGATCAAAGTCGTACAAGTCTTTCTTGCTAAATGACAAGAAGCCAATAACATCTGGGTGGATGTTGTTTTCAACAGCCCATTCAAAGTAGTCATCCCAATCTACTGTCATTTCCAAGTGAACGAAACGGTTAGCCAACGGCGCTGGCATACGGAATGTAACACCCTTGTCAGTTTCACGGTTACCAGCCGCAACAATTGAAACATTGTCTGGCAAATGGTAAGTGCCTACACGGCGGTTCAAAATCAATTGATAAGCAGCCGCTTGAACAGCAGGTGCCGCAGAGTTCATTTCATCCAAGAACAAAACAATGTTCTTATGCTGAGCCGCAAATTCTTGGCTAGGCAATTCTGAAGGAGGAGCCCATTTCATTGTCTCATTAACTGAGTCAAAATATGGAATACCTTTAATGTCTGTAGGTTCCCACAGTGACAAACGAACGTCGATGACATGAGCTTCTAGCTCTGTACCGAGTTGTTTAATAATATCCGATTTACCAATACCTGGAGGGCCCCACAAGAAAATTGGTCGCTTATTTTTAAAGGCCTTGCGAAGTGATGCTTTTGCACCTTTAGGGCCAACTGTCCGTGTAAGAGTCTCGCTCATAGTCTTCCTATCTTAGTAAAAAAAGTGTTGTTGAATAACGCTGTCTATGTATCTATTATACAGGTCAATGCACTTTATGTCAACAGGTTTTTGAACTATTTTAGTCGGAATCGTCCGAATCTTCGAGCTCTTTTTGGCGTTCGTTCATAGCTTTTACCAAACCAAATTTACGGATATCGTCCGAAAATAGGTAAAGCTCAAACGACTTTCTTTCAGAAAATACAGTTATAGACTCGGATGTTAAGTAGTATGGACAGTCAATGTAGCGTTCTAAGAACACAATAGTCTGGGGACTAAACTCAATGTGTTCAGTAAACGGTACTTCATACATTTGGATTTCTAGAGTTTTCGTGAGGAACTCAAATCCTTCTTCGCTCAACCGATATGCATGTTGTTTGCCCACTCGGCTTGATTGCCACCATTTCCGCGAGTACACTTTGAGATTAACTTCGTCGGTACTTTTGCCCCATTGTTGTAAGAATATCTTAGTAAGGGCATCGCGGGTTATCATTTTACAATGGTTCCGGAGGTGAGTTTAACTACTTGGAAGTCTTCGCTTCCAAAAGTTAGATTTAGCTTTTTAGCTAGATTGTGTGCGTGACCAGGATTTGAGAAACTAACTTTCTTGTATTTTGGTCCCGGGTAGCTAGTAAGACTATTAAAGCTCTTTAGGTTAAACGGTTCATTCTTATAAAAAACTGCCCAAATGGCTTCAGCTTCTAAAACCTGCTCAGCTTTATAAGTTTTCTTATTAACATTCTCTAATAGTATCTTTGGCTTTGGACGGCTCATATGCGTAACCTCAATTATATACGCATATATTTATCTCTATTAGTCCTTAAACCCACCGCCGTCTAGTTCTACTGTAATAACATCTGGGTTAGTAGATTTTTTAAGTTCGTTAAACATACTTTCGTAGTCTTGATTAACTTTTTCTAACAGTTCTGTTAGTGCTAAGGCCAACAGTCTAGCCTTAGCGATATCCATAGCAACTTGTTTGCCACCAGTCATTTCAGCAGATCGTACTTGTTGTACGAACATTGAAATTGGTGCTGTATTAATCTGATTTTGCATTAGCTAGTACACTCTTCATTTCTAGTTCACTCTTAAACGGGCCTTTGTTCTGATAGCGTTCAATTGTAATTGCCTTAGGACAGAATGACTTGACCCAACCTTTGTCAAACTTAATAACATAATAGCCTGCGCAGTATAAACTCTTGCTAGCATTGCTCTTAGTAAACAATGGTAACTTTCGTCTTACATCATACATTGCATTATATGGTTTGCAACTTGTTGGAAAGCCGTGGCATTCATTCGGATCAGCTTGCGTAACTTTAACCTTAGTGCTTGATAGAAAGAATCCTTTACCAAAGTGCTTAGTAAGTTCTTCCTTCTTGTTGAACATTACTTCGCCGTCGATGCTACTTAGTACAAACTTGTTATTTTCTTTCTTATGTAATGTAGCAATCTTTTCGCCGTCTTTCTCTACAATCCAAAATTTGCCATCTACGATCGGCTTTGCGTGGATTTCTTCTGTCATCATTTAGTTTCCTTTGTTAGACCGCGCCAGTTGATAATATCTTTATCCCATTTCTTACCATTCCACTCTGCATAGCTAGGAAATGGCCAGTTAGGAGATTCTGCTTCTAGTACTTGATACGAGCCTGTTCTTGCTGGCTTAACCTCTGCAGGAAACCAATCAGTAACTTCTGGATCTTCTTCTTTCAGTTCCTCAATTGCCGCTAGCGGTGTGCTAGCTTCTGGATCAATAGTCTGCAACACATCTTCAGGTTCGCCAAGGAACTCTTCGCCTGTGTCTTCGTTAGTTAGTGCTAGTGGCCCAAAGTAGAAATATTCAGTGTCGTCACACGACCAGCCTAGTGCTTCAACTGCTTCATAGCTATCTTCTTCCCATGCCGCTTCAAACTCTTCTAAGTCCGCGCTAGTTGCAGTGTCGTTGCCTAATTCGATGTCTAACCAGCAACCGTCAACCATGTCCCACATTTCCCAACATTCGTCGTTGTCAATGCAGCCTAACTCGTAGCCGTCTTCGTTCTTTAGTTCCTCGTCAGTAAGCGGGCGCTCGTCAGAGTCTACGCTAAATGTAGCCCAACGGAAGCCTTGTTCAATAGTAATGATTTTGCCTTCTTTATAGAAGAACATCTTCTCTACTGCTGACTTCTTATATTGTGGTGATAGTTTCCATGTTGCCATTTTAGTTTTCCTCAAATAAACCGATTGCTGCCTTAGTGGTAGGGTACTTTGCTTGGAACGGTTCTGCGTAAGATTGAATGTTATCAGCAATCTTCTTCATGTCCCAAGTGTTACAGAATTTTAGCATACGAATGCCCACTTGTGTTACCATCTTGGGTACAATACCCGCATCGATAGTTTCTTTAATGCATTGCTTAATGTCATCTGGCTGTGCAGTTAAATCAATGATATGCTTGTTACGCTCGTAGTCTTCTAATACACGATGTTCTTCACCGTTATGGTCAACCCAACGCTGAAGCATGAGATTGTTCCAAGAGTAGCCTTTTGCATTACGATCTTCAAACGCTTCTGTAAGACCTACTTTATTCTTACTGCCTTTAGTTCGAACACCGGGATATGCGCTAAAGACGTTATCGCTAGAGTCACCTCGGATACACTTCTCAAATAGGATCCATTCTGGATGCACTACTTTAGGCTCGCCAGTTTTCTTATCAAGAACCTGCTTACCTTTCTTATCAAAGATACCTTCAATAGTATGTGTTTCTTCTGCAACGCCGTTGAACTGTCTAACATTCTTTGCTAGCAACTGATGGAAGTCGCTGTCTGTGCTAATGATCACATGGTCGTCATTTGGATGTGCTTGGATAAAGCCTGCGATCAAATCGTCTGCTTCTAAGCGTGGGTGTTGCAGTACAGTTACATTAGTTTTCTCACTAATGAAGTTTTTAAACTCGTCAAACGCTTCCCAGAACAACTTGTCTTCAGCTTGTTCTTTTTCTGTTAGGGCCGCACGACTTGCCGCACGGTTAGCTTTGTACGGCTTATAAAAGTCCTTGCGCCACGAGCGACCTTCGAGACAGAACACAACATGTTTCCCGTCAAAGTCATTCCATGCTTTCTTGATACTATTGAATGTAATGTGGAAAGCCATGCCGAGTTTAATATCAGCACTGCCTTGCACTACATGTCGAGCGCGAAAGAAAGTATTCGCAGTATCAACTAAAATATATGTCATTGTATTTCGGCTTTGCCGCCTGCCAGTTTAGTTACATTAATATAGCCGGCACCCCTGTTAGGGTCCTGACCGTCTTCGGACAACATGTTACGGGCTAAATCTCTGAACCAGCGATCTACAATCTCTTCATCTGGATCGCCATCGTAACCGTAGCCAGCTTGCTTCAATTGTACTATAAAGATATCGTTCCAGTCAAGCTCAAAGAAGCCATTTCGAATGTTGTCTTTATTCACATGTGTGTCTAGTACACTAACCCAAGGCTCGCCTTTTCGAGTAGCTCTTTCTTTTGGAGTTAGTTTTGCCAACTCTAACTTAGCTTCGGCATCAGCGGCTTCTGCAATCTTTTGAGAAGCCAACTTTTCGGCTACAGCCGCTTCAGCAGTAGCTTGTATCTTAGCATCTTCCAATGCTTGCAAGCCTGTAATCTTTTTAAAGAATTTCTTAATCATTAGGTTCCCCACTCGTTTTTAAATAACGGCACTTGCAATCTGTCACTATAGCGTAAGCCATTCTTCATAGCTAGGTCAGCGACACGACGATTGTTTAGTGCGTAAACACTTTCAACACCGCCTACTGGCATTAAGTATACATGCCCTCTAAATCCTGCTTTACGATAAGCGGCAATAGCGCATTGTGCGTCTTCAAAGTCTTGGTCAGTAGCAATAACAAACTTCAAGTATGCTGTACCGACATCTTCATATTCGCATACGATCTCTGGACAGATAGCGTCTTCCCACTTCTCTCCACTACATGGAAGTTTAGCACTTACGCTAAATGTAATTTCCTTTTCAGAACTGCGCCATGCCCAGTCTCTCAAGTATTCTTTAAATTCTGGTGTTAGTTTTTGAGTACCATTTGTTTCAAATGTAATCTCTTTCAAACCTTCCATCTTAGGATGATTCAACAAGTCTGGATAAGCCCGTTGCCAACCTAGCAAAGGCTCACCGCCAGTGATAACTAGATGCTCTTCCCGCCATTCGTTGAAAGGAATAATTTCCGCGATTCTGTCGGCGATTGCGTCTGATGTGAGCATTGGACTAAGTTCTTTAAAGTCAGGATGCCAACTAGCGTAACTATCACAACCCGTAGAAACCAAAGGTAAGTCTTCATATTTTTCAAACGCTTTAATCATTTTATGTGTTGCCGCAATATCAGTAGCTTCGTGACTTTCTTCACCTCGTGGCATACCAAAACCTGCACATTTGAAGTTACATCCAAATGTACGCAGAAACACAGAAGGGACGCCCATATAGCGTCCTTCACCTTGGATACTGTAAAACAGTTCCGCTATTTTAATTTTACTCATTCGCAATCACCTTCTTGTGCTAGTCTGCTAGCTATTTTATTTTGTAAGTCACCGTTTTGTTTCCGTTGTTCACGGAATTTTTCAACATCGGCAATCGAAGTTTTTAAAACTTCTGCATAGTTAAGAGCTTGTTGTTTAGTCATTACGATAACAGCTTCGTATTCGATGTAACCTTTAGTTAGCAATGTCCACATCTTTTGCCAACGATTAAGTTCCCACCATTTAGTCTTTTGCTGTGTATATGTTATAACAGATACACCGGTATCATCGGCTTCGACCCATACTGTGTGTTCGCAATCGCTTTGCCCGCATTCACAAACAACTGTATATGTTTTAACATCTCCCCAGTTATGGCGAGATAAAATGCCTTGTGCTGGCTTTTCTGCTTTCACTTACAAGTCTCCAAGTATGCGTCGAATGTAGTAACTGCTTCGTTGAAGTCAATGCCAAACACTTTAGCGTAGATAATACCTTCTTTGATTTCCATATCAAACGGAACCATTCCGTTAAAACGGAAGTCTTCAGGTACTTCGGTAGTAATAGTAAACTCTTGTAAGTTCTTTGCTCTGTTAATGAGCTCGTGCATCATGTCTACTGAATTCATCGCGGTGCAAACTCCTGTTGTAATTTAATGTTATCAAAGAACTCTTTCTTTGTATGAGGATCATCTTTAAATGTTCCTTTCAACACAGTAGTCTGAGTTAATGAACTATGGGCCATAATGCCGCGATTCTCACAGCATCCGTGTGTAGCTTGAATGTAAACTGCTACATTCTCCGAGTCAGTTGCTCGACTAATTTCTCTAGCAATGTCGTTACATAGTTCTTCTTGAAGTGTACCACGGCGAGCGCACCACTGAGCAATACGAGTGTACTTGCTAAGACCAATGAGCTTTTGAGCGGCAATAATCCCAATATAAGCAACGCCACTAACAGGCTGGTGATGATGTGAACACATACTACGAAGCTCACTACGTACCACCAACATACCTTCATATCGATCTTCGCTATCATTTGGGAAAGCCGTTGCATCAGGGGCTGCTTCATATCGTCCTGCCATAATTTCATTGTAGTACATTTTTGCCAACCGGCGAGCTGTACCTTTGCTATTGGGATCGTTTTCACGATCAATCAGCAACGTATCTAGCACTTGTTCAAATGCTTCGGTCGCCTCGTTGATTAATTGCTCTTTGTGATGATCGCCAACAAACTCACTGATATTG